TTTGTAGCCATCCATTGCCAGGGGTGATGGAGCTTCTCTTTGTAACGGATCTTTATATCTGGTCATGTGAATTTCGGCATGATCAACCTTGTGTATGTCTCCGTCCTCATACTTAACCCAATTCCAATTTTTGCAAAGATCTATTCTTACAGTAACCTTGTCCTTGCCATGGGACCAGGTGAACTTTTCAATCGTCTTATATTCTCTATTGAACTTTGATTTGACTATCTCGCTCATGCTGCCACTCCTCTTTTTCTATAGATCTCTCTGACATGATTTTCTGCTTCTTTGTTCATGCCAGCAAAGTCTTCACACTTCCTATATTCTTTTTCATAGGTTAGAACATAATCCATATCGTCGCAGTAGTTGCAACCTTCTACACCTTTGTCGCAATACTGGTTATCGCCAGTAGCGTCTTTACAATTTTTCCAATCAATCATATTTCCTCCTTATTTAATTTGTTACTCACACTACAATAATAACACTTTCACAAATATTTGCAACTATTTATAACTTATAGTATATTTATTTTATATTAATTTACGGAGTAATTATGAAACTTGATTTTGAAGTAAAAAAACCTAACACAACTGGCGTTCAGTTTAGAATAGATCCAGATACTAAAAAACAAATGAACGCTTTAAAAAAATACTATGGTGTGCGTACGGGCCAGCTGATCAAAAAAATGATCCAGGTATCTTATGCAGCTGTAGAGGGAGAAATAAAATGAGTGAACCTAAACATGTAAAGAACTGGCTATATCCAGTAATGAAGGATATTTTTATGAAGTTTCTGGTCAATAAACATAACAAGCCATACAAAGATATTGCGATCTCAGAAATGACGGATACTGAAATTGAGCTGTGGCAACAAGTCGAGGCCATGAACGGAACTAAGGTTGGAGTCACTTTTAAATCAGATCCAGAGAAGAGGGTGTTGCATTAATGGCCGAGGATCATTCTCAAGAAAAATTTGCAGCTGACGTAGCTGGAATCATAATGCGATTTATGAAACACATTACAGCTGTAAAAAACTTGGAAGGATATTATTTATCAAATCAATCGGCGATTAGCCAGGTAAAAAAAATTGACCAGGACAAATACGATGAATTGATCCAGGCATTTAAAAATAAAAAAACAGAAATATTGGAGAAACAAAATGATGAAACTACTTAGAAGACTAGACAGATTTTTAGACAGACGTTGGAGATCTACACATGCAGCAATTGTATATCTATTTGACAGGAGAAAGGATCCAGTGGATATTGATTGGTTGAACATGCACAATGATATGAAGTTTGATGAAAAGAAAAATTGGGAAAACAAAACCAAAACATACTTGAATGAAACAAAACATATAGACAAGTGGATAAAAAATGACAATAAATAAACACGAACTAGAGATTGCGCGGGTTGCCAGGAGGTTTCGCGAAATTTGTGCAGAGCACATAGAAAATATGGAGGATAAACTTCCAGGTGCAAACAATCCTCTGGAGCGTGATGATCTGGAAAAACAAATTGATGCTATGCACGAATTAGCTGACCAGGCTAATGATCGAGCTAAAGCTATGATTGAAAGTTATTATGAGAATCGAGAAGATCCTTTCAAAGATTCTCCAAACGCAAAGGAGTTTATGACATGAAAATAGATAAAACAAAAATACCAGAACACTTAAGGCATTTAAGCGATCAAGCGCTTAGATCTTTAATTAAGCTCTTTACACCTAATTTCTAACGAAACGGCGGCCCAGTAAACCAGCAAACGACGACATAACGGTCGCCTTTAGTTACAGGCTTGACCTGGTGCGAAATAAATGAGCTAAAAGCTACTGCTTCACCCATTCTTGGCCGCGTGCAATTAGCGTTATCACTGGTGCGAAAGCAAATTTCGCCGCCCTCATACTCCTCATTCAGCATTAAAGACACACTGATCTTACGATTAGCGGCAGTTCCCTCTGGGCCAATGTCGATATGATAGCCGTAGCCATTACTCGGCGATTTGTAGTGTAAGATCTGAGCTGTCTCGATTCCAGATATATCATATTTAAAGTATTTATTAGCAGAAACCGCGATTCTGTTAAGGATCCTATAAAGGCGATCTTCCTTAGCGTCGATATATCGAACATCAACGTCTCTTAGATCTGTATTTTCGGCCTCCTGGCTCTTTTCATGCACCTTGCCTGGCACTGGATCTGTTTCAACCAGATAATCTAAAAATAAATCTACTTCGTCTTGCGTGATAGACAGGCCAGTAATACCATGATTAGGCATTATATCGGCTGTCATACTTCCTCCAGTTCTTCTTGAGAACATCTAGCCAATCATCCATCGCCATGACACAGATCTTATCGTCTTCGGCTGGCCAGTCCAGGTTCATAGCATAAAGCGGAATACATACTCGAATCGGTCTGCGGTTGAATTTAAAAATAAGAACGGGGATCCTACCATTACTGGAGCTGCAAACTTGATCCCACCAAGCGGACTTTAGCCACTCGCCGTCTTTGTAGAATTTACACTCAACCGCATGAAAAGGTATGTCCAGATCACACTGACCTGCTTCCTGGTATTGGTCCAGGTTGCGCTTTGTTTTAAAATCTATGCCGTTGTCTGCAAAGAAACCATTAAGAATGGTCGCTATGTCGCGCTCGAACTGTGCTCCCTTGTTCCTGCTGTTTATCGGCATTGATAGAGTTTCTCAAAATTTGCAAAAAATTGCAAACTATTTTATAGAGCCAACACCTTTATCATTATCTTCGGTATTATCGTCAATAGTAAGAGCTGCAATGCCACCAGCGCCTGCGACGGGAGTTATAGAAAACATCTGGTCTTTAAATTTCTGCCTGGCTTTGGTTTTTAAAAAGTCAGTTTCGATATCGCTTTCTATTACTTTCAGTCCGCGTTTTTCCAGAATATCAATTACTTCTTTGCTAGTCCTGGGCGGTACTATTGCGCCAGCAAATTCTTCAAAGCCAACAGCTCGCATGGGTTTGGCTTCTAGGTATTCGACATTTCGTTCGGCGTTTTTTTTGAACACCTCGGTTAAATTATCAACTATTTGTTTTTGTTTTTGTGGAACAATGTCATCAAGCAAAGGAGTGAGAGTATTTTGCACGGCGCTTCGTATATCTTTGCCATCTTCAAGAGCATAACCAACGCCAAGCATAATGTCCTCTGTATCAAAATATTTATCTGTGCCATCTAGTGATGATTCAAGAGCATCATATACATCGCCCTCTAAATCTGAATGCATAGGCTGATTGCCTTCGATTCTAGATCTTTGGCTTTTTATATCTTCAAGATCTGTCATTTTTTCGGTCATAAGTGCGCGTAGTCTGTTTGATCCAAATGTTCCTATGCCACCCTCGCCACCACGCTGCGTTTCTTTGATCATGTTTTCAGTTGCATTTTCTAGGGTGTAAGGTTTTGTAACCATAGTTTCCTCAAAATCATCAAAGTATGTAAATACACCTTCCTGGCTTAGATATTTGTCTTTTTCTTTTGCTACCCAATCACGATATTTGCGTTCTGGAAATCTTGGTTTGGGTAAACCAATATCATTAATAAAATCTTTGGGATCTAGGTTTTGATCTTTAAGAAATTTCTTTCTTGCTACAGTGGTGTTAGTAAAAAAACTATCAAAACTGTCTGAGCTGTTTTCTAAAATTGTTGCACCTCTGTTTTTTTTGAGTTTTTCTAAGTTTTCTATTGCAAGTTCTTGCAGACCTCCAGCTTTTCCCTCTTTGATAAAATCTTTATAGTCTTTTTTAATTTTATCTACGGCATTATCTTTTGCTAGGCGTATTTTTTTCGGTGCTCTGGGCGTGTAAGCATCGGCAGAGTAAACCGCGTTTCGCGGATCTACAGCGGGATCGAAATTTTTTGGCTTGGCGATCAGTTGTATCTGGCCAAATCCTTTAAGTGGCACATCGGCAGGTTGAACCGCTAAACTTGGAGACGGGATTCCTCCCATCTGGTCGAAACTTTTTATAGCATCCTCAGAGGTATTATGCACAAACATCATGTCTTTTGGCTGGTCTAGGGATCCTACGCCTTTTTTGGCTGCCTGTTTTCCAATCGCTAGGGTTCCTTTGACAGCTGTACCAGCTGGTCCCAGAGCATCAAGTGATGATAAAGCCATGCCGAGTTTATCGTTGTCGTATTTGGCTATCTCTCCAGATAGAAACGGAACAAATTGAGCTATGCCTTTAAGCGTATCGCGGCGACGCGAGGCAGGTGAGGGAACCATTGGCCTAGTGAAGTAGGAAGCGAGTGGTCCAGGTGCATTTATTTGTGGCGGAAGAATAGCACCTACGTCTTGGGTAGTGTCGAATACGTTTATGCCGTCGGGTTCCATTTAGTGATTGTAGCAAGTGATGTGGCCGCAGGTAAAGTCGATGGCCAGGGATCCTTTGCATTGCAAAATTTTTTTCACAAAATTTTTTTGCGTTGAGTTTTTCTGGTGATTCAATGTATCTAACCTAGTTATAACTACAACTGCAAACGGCCGCAGCTATTTGGGGGTGTAGGGGTTCCTAATAATGCGATTTCCCTGTAAAAAAGCGGTTCCAAGGGACTCCTGTTACTATTGTGCTCACATGTTGCACATAGTTGCACAAAAGAATACATGTTTATATACGCAATAAAGCACGGCATATCAATGACTTACGACTGCCTTTGTTTTTTTCTCAGATTCTGGCGCTTGGATCGGGAGGCCGCGATAACACAGCCACAGATCTATTTATCCTTGGGAGAATAGTCGTCTATATTTGCGCCGAGCAATTGTCCTAGGCGGTCCTTGATTTGATCTCTGGACATCTTCTCCAGGTTAGCGTTGATGTTTATATTCTGGGATCTATTGACCGATAAACCAGCGAGCTGATTGAGCTCTTTAATTGCTGACACAGCTGCATTGAATTGGCCGTTCTCGTAAGCGCTCTCCATCACCTTCCACAACATCGTGCCAGTCTTTTGTGGAGTGATCGCATACTTCTCTGCTAATTCATCTTGCTTGATCCGAATGGCCTTAACCACGTTCGGAAAGTTCTTACCATTGAGCAGCTTGCCTGCGCTTGCACTTGGGAACTGATACCCAGCTTTCCTGGCAGCCTCAGTCATACCACATGCACCTTCGGTGTAATGCCACACAAAGCTGGCCTGCATTTCAGTCAACCCGTGTTCATCATCCTTCTCAAATTGAGTCGGAGCGTTCGTGATCTTCTGATCTTCCTTTTTCTTTCTGGGCATAATCTTTCCTATTGTAAACCAGTGTAGAGTGTAGAGTGCATAGCTGTTCTATTATACCTATTATGTAACGCGTAAGATGCTATTCTTATAGCCAATACTAATAATAATATATATATATACACTATACCCTTATATATAGTAAAGACAGTAGTAGCAAGGGATTGAGCAAGTGCATAGTAAATTTTACTATACCCTTTGCTATACCCTTTTTCGCCTTTATTTGTCATTGATGTTCCTGTCAGCAATAATAACAGCCAGTCCAACCAGGACAATCGAGCAAGCCAGCACCACGATAAAAGTAAATGCCGCACTGCATAAAATTACCTTAATCGTCTCTAACATTATCGTCTTTTACTTTATGTTTATTCCAATATCCAGGATTACCTGGTCGAATTGATTTGTAGATCAGCTTGCGATTGAGCAAGATCTCATACAAGTGTTGTTCGACTTCTTTATATGTCGGATCATCTTGATCCATCTGGAGATCTATTTGTATTCGTATCATCGCCTAGTCTCCGAACTTACTCGCGTAATCTGTATAAGTGTCACCCTCAGCTGCGCTGTAGTCCAGATCATAGATCTTCTTGCCATTAGATCGTCTAGGCTCGATGCCTCTTCCGTGTAAGACACGGGCCGCTTCTTTGAAGTCTGGCATCCTTGGTGACTTGATTCCAAGATCGCGCAAGAGCTTTGTCATTTGCACAGGCTTGGCATGTTCGCTACCAAAGTCTACATGCTCCAGGATAAGATCCTCCACACTCGACTGAGTTCTATATTGTTCGTTGCTATCTTGCAAGAGCTCGCGCTCATCTGGTGATAGAAACCAATTCTTTTGTCCTGGCACATACATCGTCTCTTTTATCTGCGCCCAGAGCTGTTGCATGTTGACACCGTGATTGACATTAATATCTCTGACTGCGAGTACCCAGAATCTTCGATTGCCCGACGTATCCGTCAAGAACTCGCGTGCATTAACAGAAGCGTAAAACGCTGTCCTGCGCTGATAGGTCGTAAACGCCCGATCATAGGGTAGCCTTAGTTCATCTGACTTAGACGTAACAAAGGCCTTGAGCTGATCTATATCCGACTTCTTAAAGGTA